CTTGCTCAGGCAAGCGCCGTCAAGTCGTACCAGTCAGCCAACGTCGCCTAATCGTTTAGGCAACTAGGTTGAGCAGCAGGGAGTCGGGCTTCGGCTCGGCTCCCTGTTCGCTTCAGGAGGGGAAATGAAGATCTGGCACAAAATCAAGAAACTGGCTGGCAAGGCTTCGCCTAGAATCAACGCAGAGGCACCTACGAGCCACGTAGAGCGCGCCATTGTGGTTAGGTGGGGCAATACAGCCACCGTGAAGCGAACGCCGCTTAGAGAGCGGGAAAAGGGAGAAGACGAGTGACTCAGTATCTGGCGTCTAGGCAGATGAGCGTGGGGACTGCGGCTGCCAGCGTTGTCGAGGGTCGCGTTGCTGGCACCGAGGTTCATCTTCACGCACTTGCTGGCAACTCAAAGGACGTGTTGGTTGGCTCTTCAGACCTGACGCTTGCCAATGGCTTTGTGCTACGCAAGGGCGAACACGTGACAATCCGGCTAATGGAGCGACAGACGCTCTATGCTATCGCCGAGAACGATGGTCAAATCCTTACCGTCTTGTCAGTCGGAGGCATCTAAATGTCATACGCAAGTCTCGCCGAGTTCAAGGCTGCAATCGGGATCAGCGACAGCTCCGACGATACGGCGCTGCAGTCTGTCCTCGATGCGACCGACGCACTCATTGACCTTTACACCGATCGCAAGAACGGCTTTGGCACAGCGACACAAACTCGCTACTACACGGCAGAGGACTACAAGTACGTCCTCGTTGATGACCTTGTAAGCATTACGACGCTGACGACTGACGACGACGGCAACGGCACATACGAGACGACGTGGACGGTGGACACGGACTACAACCTCGCGCCTGGCAATGCCGCGCTTGATGGGTTCCCGTACAACGAGATTGACGTGTCGGTCAACTGGCCGCGCAACTTCCCACGCGACGTCTATCGCGGCGTCAAGGTGGTCGGCGTCTTCGGATGGCCGTCCGTGCCAAGCGCCGTAAAGCAAGCAGCAATCATTCAAGCCGGTGCAGTGTGGTCAAGCCGCACCTCGCCGTTCGGCGTGATCGGCTCGCAAGACCTCGGCGGCATCATCCGCCAGACACGCGCACTGCACCCTGAATCTCAAGTCTTGCTTGAGGCATACCGCAAGCGCGAAGGGTTGGCTCGCTAATGGCACTTGGCAATACCTTCAATATCACCATCAACCAGGGCGCAACCTTCGAGCTGACGATCACGTGGAAGGACTCGGCTGGGACTGCGATCAACCTGACTGGCTACACGGCGCGGATGCAGGTGCGCGAGACCTACTCGTCCGCCACGAGCATCGTGAGCCTGACGAATGCCGCTGGCATCACGCTCGGCGGAGCGGCTGGCACGGTTGCAATCCTTATCTCGGCGACGACCACGGCTGCACTGACCGCGCCGTTCAGCGGCGTCTATGACCTTGAACTCGTGAGCGCAGGCGGCGTGGTGACACGCCTCTTGCAAGGAGCAGCAACAGTTTCACCTGAGGTGACGCGATGACCGTAGAAGTTGACCTGACGCAGCAGATTATCTCGATCAACGACACGCGCACAGAGATTGTCGTTCAGGCACCTGGACCCGCAGGCGCGCAGGGTCCGACAGGTCCTGCAGGCGCAACTGGCCCAGCGGGTACCGCAGGTCCTGCTGGTTCTGCTGCCACCATTGCTGTCGGCAGCGTTGCACAAGGCACCGCGTTCGCAATCACCAACAGCGGCTCGTCGTCTGCTGCCGTCTTTGACTTTACGCTCGTCAAGGGCGACACCGGCGATACAGGTCCCGCAGGCGCGACTGGCGCCGCAGGATCAGCCGCAACGATCGCGGTTGGCAGCGTCACATCTGGCACCGCAGCCGCCGTCACAAACACTGGGTCTAGTTCCGCCGCCGTCTTTGACTTCACGCTAGTACCTGGCGCGACAGGTCCAGCGGGCGCGACTGGAGCTGCAGGCTCTGCCGCGACAATCACCGTTGGCGCGGTCACGCAAGGAACTGCAGTCGCGGTGACGAACAGCGGTTCAAGCTCAGCGGCAATTTTTGACTTCGTTCTTGCAAAGGGAGACAAGGGAGATCAGGGCGATCCAGGCGCAACTGGCGCTACGGGCGCCACCGGCGCGACGGGAGCAACGGGAGCCGCAGGCTCCGCTGCGACCATTGCTGTGGGCAGCGTCACGCAAGGGACAGCGGTTGCCGTCACCAACTCTGGCTCGTCATCGGCTGCAGTCTTTGACTTCGTGCTGGTCAAGGGAGACACTGGCGACACGGGTCCTGCTGGCGCGACAGGCGCCACGGGTGCCACTGGCGCGGCTGGTTCCGCAGCCACAATCGCGGTGGGAACCGTCACCTCAGGAACTGCGCCAGCCGTCACGAACTCTGGCTCATCGTCTGCGGCCGTCTTTGACTTTGTTCTCGTGCCAGGCGCAACTGGCGCTACGGGCGCGACTGGCGCGACGGGCGCGACAGGAGCCGCTGCGACGATCGCGGTCGGCACGGTCATCACTGGCACCGCTGGCTCCAACGCAACGGTCACGAACGTTGGATCGTCTGGCGCAGCAATCTTTGACTTCTCAATCCCGCAAGGCGTCGCTGGCTCAACAGGCGCGACAGGCGCGACAGGTGCGACAGGACCTGCAGGAACTGGCGTGCCGGTCGGCGGGACTGCAGGGCAGGTCCTCTCCAAGATCAACGCCACTGACTACAACACGCAATGGATTGACTTCACGGCTGGCACTGCCGCCACTGGCGGCGTGTTCGGCGTCACCACGCTTACTGACTCCGTAGCCTCGACCTCTACGACCACGGCCGCAGTGCCGAACAGCGTCAAGACTTCTTATGACTTTGCCGCGACAAAGGCGAAGGTCAGCGTCGGCACGGCTGCTCCAGTCACGCCAAGCACTGGCGACGTCTGGGTAGATACGGCTGGAACGGCAACGGCAATCAACGCCGTCCCGCTCGCCGCACTAACTGGCACTGGCGCGATGATCTATGGCGCAGGAGCTGGTACGGCAGCGACACTTGCCATCGGTACAGCGGCGCAGCAACTTGTCGTCTCTGGTGGCGTGCCTGCGTGGGCGACAAGTCCAGACATTGCAAAGGCGACGCTGACGACCACTGGCGACATCATCTATGCGAGCGGCAGCGCAACGCCTGCGCGACTTGGGATCGGTACGGCTTCGCAGGTACTGAGCGTCTCAGGCGGAGTGCCTGCGTGGACGACGCCTGCGGCTGGCGGAGGAATGACGCTGATTGCAACGGCTACGCCAAGCGCAGCGACTAGCCTTGCGTTTACCAGCATTCCAACAACCTATAAACACCTGCAGTTAGTCTGGTTTGACGTTTTTCAAAGCGTGACCAGTCCGTGGTGGGGGATCCGATTCAATAACGACTCGACCTCTGGTCGATACTTTGCGCGACAGAGAGCGGCAACCACATCAGACTCAACTGCAACAATGATTGGAACCAGCAATCAAAATGCTCCTATCGGGGCGACTACGACAAGCGGCACCGTGTATAACAGTCAATCCAAAGGGACGCTTGACATTTTTCTTTATACCGAAAACCAGAACAAGTTTTTTAGAATGGTGTCAATAAACGATCCTAGCGATGCAGTTGCAGAGTGGACTGGTGTTTATCTTGGTACGGCTGCCGTCACGAGCCTTGATTTTGTAAGGTCTTCAACGCAAACAATCACTGGCAAGTTCTATCTCTATGGGGTGTCCTAATGCGTTATGAAGTAAACGTCGCAACAGGCGAGATCATCAACCGCGAGGCTACGGCTGATGAGTTGGCGCAAGAGGCTATTGACCAGGCGGCCTCTGCTGCTGCTCAAGCCGAACAGGACGCGGCTGAAAACGCACGCATTGCGGCAAAGGAATCCGCACGCGCTAAGATGGCTGCTCTTGGTCTTACTGACGAAGAAATCAGCGCAATCGTAGGAGGCTAAATGGCAAACATCCCAAAGGTCTGGAACGGAACGCAGTTTGTTGAACTGGAGGCTGCTGCCACGGTTCCGCCTGCTGGCTCGACCACGACCGCTGGCATCGTCCAACTGACGGACTCCACGAGCAGCACAAGTACGACGACCGCAGCCACGCCGAACAGCGTCAAGTCAGCCTATGACTTGGCTGGAACGGCGATTCCAAAGAATACGGTGACGGCGGCTGGCGACATCATTTACGCATCAGGCTCGGCTACACCGACTCGCCTTGCAATTGGTACTGCAAATCAAGTTCTTTCCGTTGGAACGGCTGGCGTTCCCGTATGGGCTGCGGCTGCTGCAAGCGGCGGCATCCTCAAGTATGAGGAGTTCACCTCGTCTGGATCATTCGTCATTCCTGCAAACGCATCGTCAAGCGCGATTATCGTTGTTGAAATCGTCAACGCTGGAGTTGGTGGGAAAAGTGGTGCAGTCCTAAGTGCTCCAACGGATGCTTCAGGTGGAGACGGAGGCGCAGGCGGGTCTTACGGAATTTGGACATATCTTGCGTCAGCCTTCGGTACGGCTGGCGGGACGGTGACTGCCACGATTGCGGCTGGCGGCGCTGGCGGAACTGCGACAACTGCAAGCAGTGGGGTCAATGGGAGTTTCCCAGGAGCAACTTCATTCGGATCTCTCTCGCTCGGTCATCTTTCTGGAAGTACTCAGCGATCTGGTGCGCCTGCGTGGCTTGGGATTTTCAACTCAGTCTCTGGTACTGCCACAGATGGCGGTGCTGGCACAGTAGCAACTGGCGCCAATACAGTGACAAACTGGGGCGAGCCATTGCTTTATGCAGGAAACGCTGGACGAGGTTTTAGCAATGCTGCTCGCTCTGGGTTTGACAATGATTTTGGTGGTGGCGGTGGCGGCGCTGGCGGCTACATCGGTTCTAGTGTCGCTTTCGCTGGAACAAAGGGAGGCAAACGATATGGACTTTACGGTCAGCACATCACTCAAGCCAGCCCTGGGACGCCTCTTTTGACCTATGGCAACGGCCCTGTTGGCGGGACTGCTGGCGGCGGTGCTGGCGGTACCCCAACCGCAGGGAGCGGTGACGGCGGTGGCGGCGGAGGTGCATCAACAAGTGGAAATGGTGGCGCTGGAGCCGATGGCGCTCAGCCTGGTGGCGGCGGGGGTGGCGGTGGCGCAGCACGCACAGGCGGAACATCTGGCGCAGGTGGAGCAGGCGGCAATGGCCGCATTAGGGTATGGGTGATTGGATGAGCTCCTATCTTGTGATCAAAGACGAACAGGTTATGAACGCGGTTGTCTGGGACGGAGTGTCCGACTGGACGCCGCCAGAAGGCACAACCGTTGAACTTGCGCCTGAAGGCGTTGGCATCGGCTGGACGCGCGTTGACGGCAACTGGGTTGCACCAGAGCCTCCTGCTCCGCCAGCAGAAGATCCATTGAAGGTAAGCGCGCGCGCCAAACTTGCTGCGCTTGGGCTGACTGAGGAAGAGATTGCGGCACTCGTCAGATGAACGACCTAGACATCCTTGACGCGATGGCCGAGCGGCTCAAGTCAGTTGAGCCACCACTTGGCTACGCCATTCGAGCTGTCCATACGACGCCACCAGAGTCCCTCGCGGTCGTGCCAGCCATCGTGCTGCTGCCAGCGGACGACTCGATCAGCGTCGGCTCAGGCAACCGCACGGTCGTGCTGAGCGTCAACGTCGTGGCGTACCTTCTCCCGATCCCACGAATGGAGCAGAAGTACCGCGACCTTTATACTTTCCGAAGTTGGCTCCGCGACGCCTTCAACGGCGCGGTGACAATCTCAGGTGAAGCGGTCCAGGTTGCCGTGACAAGCACGACAATGGGAACCGATACATACGCCGATCAGGACTACCTGACGGTCTCAGCAACGGCTGAGGTGACGGTCTACGAGACCATCGCCTACACCGCGTAGAGCAAGGAGAGCAAGATGGCAACCTACGGCGCGAAGGCTCTGACGCGAATCGCAGCAGCCTCGCAGACTGGCTTCGGCACGGCCGCAAGCATCGGAACCGCAACCGGCGAAATCCTGTTCGCAGATGCCGTTGGCACGATTGACCTCGGCGTCACGGTGGACCTCGGCGAAGACACGAGCGTTGGCAAGCGCACGCCGATTCAGGCTGGGCGCGTCTCCATCACTGGCAAGAATCCAGTTATCACGCTGGCTGAGTCAGCAGCTTCACTCCGCACGCTTCCACTCTTCTTTGACGCCATCGGCGCCACGACTGCAGGGACGGCTGCGCCGTACTCGTGGACGTGGAGTCCGAACCAGAGCGACGTAGACACACCAATCTTCTACTCGATGCTCGTCACGGACGGCGTGCAGAAGTACCGCGTGACGGATGCAATCCCAACGGAGATCACGCTCTCTGCAGACGCCTCAGGGTTGCTGCAGGCTGGCGCGACCTTTGGGGCAACAAGCGTGGCGACTTCCTCGCTCTCCTTCCCAACCGCAATCCCAGTTCAGCCGATGCTTGCTGGCCGCCTGCTCAAGTTGGCAAGCGACACAAACTTCCCTGACAAGGCGGGATCAGGCGCGACAGACTACGACCACCTGCTTTCGTTCAGCCTGTCAATCACGACGGGAATGGCGATGGTGAACGCACTGGATGCCACCCTCTCGGCGGCAACCGCAGCCTTCACGCAGGCGCTCGATGCAACGCTCACGATCACGGTTGCAAGCAACAGCGACGCAATCGCCAACGGCGCGTGGGGCATCACCGAGCAGGCAGAGCAGCGCTTCCTCCGCATCTACGGCACCACGACCGATAACTACGGCGTGTGGATTCTTGGCTCGTGGGTGATCGAGTCAGTCGTTCCGCTCTCGGCTGAGCAGGACGGGCTGATCGTGAACGAGGTGACACTGCGACTCGCGTATGACGCAACTTCGGGCAAGTCGCTTGAAGTCATTGTGGATTCACCGTTGGACGTAGCGCCCTAATCGGGCAGAGGAGGAGTGAATGGCAAATAAGGTTGTCACGCTAGACGGCGAGTTCGCCGGCTGGCAGTGCGAGCTGCGACCGCAGGTCTCGGCACGCATCTTGTTGGAGTTGGAGAGCGGTGTTCCGTCACGAGCGCTTGCAGCGTTCGCGCAGATCGTCGTGTCTCACAACTTCAAGGGAATCAACGGCGAGGCGATCACTGACGTGATGGACGCGCCGATTGAGGCTCTCACCGCAACGATTGAGAAGTGGGCTTCGGGGAATACCCTGGACCCCAAGTAAGGCTCGCTGCTAGGCGGCTGGCGATTGGGCAACCAGTCGTGCCGCCGCCAGAGATAATCTTTCACCTTCTGGGTGCTAAGTTCGGGATGTGGCCAGACGAGGTGGCGAGCCTGCCAGTTGAACAGGTGATTCAGGCGTGGCAACTCCACGCTGAGATGCAACCAAAGGAGCGGAAGTAGTGCCTTCAACACCAGCCAAATCCGTCGCAGAGTTTGAGTTGAGGTTTGAGGAGTCCTACAACCAGTTCCAGCTTGGCTTCTTGCAGGGATCTAACCCAAAGGCGTTCAGCCGCTTGCTGACGCTTGCCGCCATCAACGCCTCGCGCACGATGGTCAAGCCGATGAAGGCAGAGGCGCCAGTCCGCACAGGGCGCTTGCGGAACTCGATCAACGCCAAGCGCGGTCAGTATTCCCGACCGTCCGCGACCGTGGGTCCGCGCCCAGGCAAGAGCCGAGGCGACCTGAACGGCGGCTGGTACCGCTGGTTCGTCACCACAGGCATCAAGCCGGTGCGCGAAACCAAGAACGGACCGAAGGCCGTCAAGGGCGTGAAGGGGCGTCCGTTCGTGACGCAGGTTGCCAACCGCAGCGACGTGCGAAAGACGGCGCTGAACTCTTACTGGGATACAATCGCAAAGTTCTTTGACGACAAGCTCTTCCGTGATCGCATCACGAAGTTCAAGCGGAGAGGGTAATAAATGGTCACCTCAACAGGTCAGGCAGTATTCGCAGTCGTCGCAAAGGACAGCGCGACCAAGACACTGGGGAACGTCGGTAAGAGCTTTGGCAGCCTAAAGCGCACAGGGATCAACGCGCTCAGGGGGATCGCCACCGCATCTGTTGTTGCCGCGACTGCGCTTGCTGGCTTTACGATCGGGGCGATCAAGGCAGCCGCTGACGAAGAGCTGCAGATTATCCGCCTGAATGCCGCGCTCAAGGCGCGAGGATTCGCTCTTGACGAGATTGGTCCAAAGGTTGAGGCAGAGATTCTGGCGCTCCGCAGATTCGGCATTGCCGACACTGAGGTCAGGGAGGGGCTTGAAAGCGGGTCACGCTTCTTCAAGAATCAGGAGAAGTTGTTCAAGGCAAGTTCCATTGCAGCCAACATCGCTGCCGCAACTGGGGATGACTACGCGACCATCCTTCTCAACATCGGCAAGGCGGCGAAAGGCGGCTCCAGTAAGGGGCTAAAGCAATATTTCGGCGAACTGAAAGATGGCATCAAGCTAACCGACATTGGTCGGCTTGCGAACGAAAAGTACGCAGGAGTTGCAGAAGAGGTTGCCAAGAGTACCGCCACGAAGTTCTTTGCCGCTCAAGAGGCGTTGAACGACGAGTTTGAAGCGTTCGGGGTTCAGTTTCTGCCTCGTGTGACAGAAGGCCTCAAGTTCTTTACGGAAAACATCTTGCCTGAACTATCGGAACTGTTCAGTGAGGTTGGACCAATAATCGGCGATGTCATTGACAAATACATCGTGCCGCTGTTCGAGTCCGTTGACGACCTCTCCAAGACGCTTGGATTCAAGGGCGGCTTTGGCGAAGTCTTGCTTACGGTGATTGACCTTGCCTTGATCCCATTCAAGATTATTCTTGGAACGATCAAGGGGCTGATTGACGGAATCAACGAAGCCTTCCGAATCTTCAACAGCCTTGCAAGCAGCAAGACAGGCGCGCTACTTTCTGGCAACGCGCGCACGCAGTACCTGAGCGGCGGCAATCTCGGAGTCGCTTCGCCGATGGGTGGCACCTCGTCGTACCTACAGACAAGCATTGACTTCAGCATCGGCACGCAGAAGCAGGACAAGCTGGTATCGGATTCCCTGATTCGGCAAGGCACCGGTCGGCGCGGAGGCTACTAAGCCGTGGCCAACCCATTCAGCCTTGTCATCGCAGGCGTAGACGGCGGCGCAAACCTTCTCGACCTGCCAGCGCCGTCCGCAACGACCACGCCGTACGTTGACCTTGCGACCTTCTCCCTGACGCTCTCGGGGGATGGCGGCGGGCAGATGACCTTTGACGTCATCCAGCCAGTGACGCCAGGCGGCGGACCGTGGTGGCGCTCAGGTGGCGTCTACGACAACGCGCGGGTGCAGTTCTTTGATTCGCGCTACAGCGCTGGCACACCGCTTTTCCTCGGCTTCATCACAAACGTCTCAGCCAGCCTGCTCCCGAACGGACTAGGCACGCGCTGCACCGTCAGCGTGGCGGACGCCGACGCGTGGCTTGAGAAGACGATCGTCCGCAAGGGCTTTGTCGGCGCCAACATCAAGCAGATGGTCGGACCGTTCTCGCGCGGCAATGCCAGCTCAACCGATCAAGCGCTTATCAACGCAATCTTGGGGAAGATTTACAACCAGGTCGATGACGCCACGACGCGGCAACTCTTGGACACATCCGTCATCAGCGGCAGCACGCGCGCCGTCTACACGGGCGCTGCAGTCACGATTGGGCGCCAGACCTTCAAGCCAGCCAGCCTAGTCAGTATTCTTGACCAGATCGCAGAGGAAGCGTCAGGCGCTTCGGGCAAGGTGTTCCGCTATTGGGTGGACGGGGATGGGCGTCTGAACTACGGGCCAGTGGATGCTGCACCTTCATACGCCAACGCGCCGCTGGAGATTGTCACTGACCCCGCCTCTGTCGCGGTTGGATCGGCAAGCGCTGCCAGCAAGATGCTGCCACGCGCGTTCACCGTTGACGTTGACCACGACCAGATGGTGAAGGGCATCTTTGTGCAGGCGGCAAACACACGCGCTCGATGGGACAAGAACGCGACTCCGCCGACGAACGATCCTTACTTCCGAACCTATAACGGCGGGACGCCATACTTCGGCTCTGGTCTTTCTACGCGCAACGGCCCTGAGCCGCACGGAGTGTTCAGCGCGCCAAAGATCAAGGGCGCAGCCAGCCGCACAACAAGGATTCAGCGACTTACGAAGGCGACCTTCCAAGCGCGTGCCTTGCCAGTCCGCACGGTCAACTTCACACTGGCTGGCTCTGACTTGAGCCAGACCGCATCGCCAGACTGGACCTACGGCTACACGCAGGGCTACGCACAGACTGGGGCAAGCACTTGGACGCTCGTGAAGGCGTGGCTGCCAAACCAGTACGTCAAGCTCACAAGTTCTGCACTTGACCTATCAGGCACGATTCTCAGGATCGCATCCGTCACAATGAGCTTTGAGTCGGACAGCACCTATCAGGTGCGCTACGACATTGAGGCTGAGTACCGACGCAAGCAACTAGGCAAGGCGCTGAAGCGCATCTTGGTAGGGGAATAATGGCTGAGCAGTACGGCACGAATCTTCCAGGGCTAACCGGCTACGAGGGCGACGTCACCGCAGACGGCGGCGAGACCCTGATCGGCAGCGACTCGGACGGCGCTACCGCACTCCTCTTTGGTCCTGCTGCGCTGCGCGAGATTCAGGCTGGCGTTGCCAACGGCGACTTTGCCTCGGCGCCTGACGAGCCAGATGCCGACATCAACGACGAGAATCCGCTGCCGTACTTCACGGCTGAGGACAACAGCGGCGGAGCCATCACCGCGCGCGTGATCGAGGACGCCTCGGCTGGCTCTGGCAATGTCTTGCGCTTCCGCATCGCAGGTGGCACGAGCAGCGGCAATAGCCTGACGATCAAGCGCTTTGTGCCGGTGCCTGGTACGCGCAACCGTTCCTTCATCTTCACGCCAGAGGTTTACTGCATCAACGCGACGTCAACCTCCAACGCAAAAGTTGTGCTGTCGTACCAGTATTACGAGATTGACGCGGAGACGGCGACTGGGACGGGCGACACACGCGAGCGCACGCTGGCAGAAATCGGCAGCGCTGACACGCTCCGCATCGCCAGCAACTACACGCGGCTCGCCATCCCGTCCGACGCGGCCTTCATCCTTGTCTCTGTCAAGGTTGAGACGACTGGCACCGTCTCGTCGCAGAGCGACGTCTCCATTGCCGAGTTGCGCCTAATCTCAGGCGGCTCCGACCTTTACATCGCCGAGAACAGCAGCCCAGCCACCTACGGTCCTGCTCGACTTCGCCAAGTCAACGGCGAGCTGACGATCACGCCAAACCTCGGCGGGTCAGGGACGGTCGTGGTAGACGGCACGCTCTCAATGACCAACCTCTCTCTGAGTGGCACGCTTGATGTTGCTGGCGTCACGAGCCTCACCAACCAGATAAACGTCACAAGGGCAGCCGCAGACAACGATGCCTTCCTTGCCAAAGTCACAGGGGATTCAGTCAATCGCTTCCTGATTGAAGCGGACGGCTCAATGTTCTGGGGCAGCGGATCGGCAGCACGAGACGTCAACCTCTACCGCTCGTCGTCTACGACGCTGCGGACGGATGACGCTTTCGCTGCGGACAGCCTCTCGTCAACGCTGAGCGTCAGCGCAGGAAACGGAAACTTCCTTGCAGATGGCCCAAGCACCGATGCAACCAGCCCGACAACTTCTGGGCGTGGAGCAGTTTGGACGCTGATCTCTGGCACCAACTATCGGCTTGAGCGATACGTTGCCGCATCAACTGCTGGTGTAAAAAAGAACATTGCGCCAACAACTGTGGCGCCAGAACAACTTTACGCCTTGCAACTTGTTGACTTTGAGTACGACCAAGAAAAGATTGAAACGCTGCGCGAAACTTATCCTGCGTTGCCAGACGCAGTTCCTGGCGTACAGCGCGGTGTTATTTGGGAACAAGTTGTAGATGCAATGCCACACGCAGCAGTTCCAGCAAATGCTGGCGATCCACCAAGCATTGACTGGGAGGCTTTATACTTCGCTGCACTCGTTGCAATCCAAGACCTCAACGAACGCCTTACCGCACTGGAGGCTGAATGACGCGCTCCCAAGTAGACGCAATCATTGACCGGCTGGACGCACAGTCTGCAAAGATTGACAGTCTGAAGGCGGAGATTGACCAAATGAAGGGCGGCCTTGCCGTCCTGAAGGGGCTTGGCGCCCTGCTTGGCGTAGGAGGAATCGGCACGCTTCTGGCGTGGTTGCAATCGCAATCAGGCAAGTGAGGTTGCGCGCACTCCTGCTCGCTTTGGCAATCGTCTTGCCATTCGTTCAGCCTGTCTACGCGCTTGACGAACTTGACGAGTGGGAGTTCAGCACCGACTCCAACGGCACGGTCGTCACGAACGAGGATGGCTCCGTCACGCTCGGCGGCGCGAACGATCCGCTGCCTGAGCAGCCGCGCTGGAACGCGCTGACCAGCCTGACCACAACCGCGCTAGAAGCTGAGACGGCGCAGTACCTCTGGTCGTACCTGACGACCGACGGCGCCTACTACGACAAGCCGCAGTATCTCGTGGGCGGCGAGTGGCTCACGCTGGCAGAGGGCAACACGCAATCAGCCACCGGCTACATCGAGGTCGTGCTGGCCGCAGGTGACCTGTTCGGCTTCCGCGTGCTGTCCACCGACTCGTGCTGCGGCATCGGCTTCCTCACAATCGCCGTAGGCAGCCCTACGCCGTCCCCAGAGCCGACTCCTGAGCCAACCCCTACCCAGACACCAGAAGAGCCTTCACCAAGCCCTAGCGTGGCTCCTACCCCTACGCCAGAGCCTTCTGTAGAGCCTGAGCCAACCCCTGAGCCAACGCTTCAACCTACGCCAACCCCAACACCAACGGAGGAGCCAAGTCCTGAGGTGACAAATGCACCAACCCCAACCCCAACACCAACGCCAGAGCCAACGCCTGCACCAACAGAAGTTCCGCCATCTCCTTCCGTATCTCCTGATCCCACTTCTGTACCTACTCCTCAACCCGAACCCGCTCTGCCAGTTGTAGGCGCTGCGGTTGAGGCGGTCGCCGAGCTGCTCGGCGACATTGCCGCAATCACGGAACTTGGCAACGACCTTGATCCGCAGGAGAAGGAAGAGGCTGCGCCAGTTGCCGTGGCAATCATCTCCAGCCAGATCGCAAGCGTGACCGCTGCAGCGGCAAATGCCGCACGAGCGGCTGCTAACATTGGCGGCGGCGGACCAGCGGGAGGCAATGGAAATACGCCAAGCCGAAAGGGTGGTCGCCGTGCTTAGGAACATCATCAACGATCTAGTTGGAGGCTCGTGGACGATCCTCGGTCTGCTCTTCGCGGTGGTCGTACTGCCAGAGGGTCAGACGCAAAGCACAATGGCAACGCTGTTCATCCTGATGACAATCGTCTGGATCGCAACAGGATATTTGAGGTGGAAAGAATGACAAACGAAGATCACCGCAGGGAACTCAAGGAGCAGGGCTGGACGCGCATTGACACCGCGCCAGGCGAGTGGGTGGCACTCGTGCCAAGCGAAGATGCAAGCGCGTTCGGCGGCACGCTTTGGAAGCGTGGCGACAACGGCAACGACTACAGCGAGGGCTGCACCGCTGGCCATCCGATCAGCGCGGCACTTGACTACCAGAAGGCTGGTCTTGCACTCGCCGCGCACATCAAGGAAGACATCGGCGAATGAAGTTCAAGGTCAAGTCACAGCTCGATCACGTTGAGAAGGGCGGCATCCTTGACGACTGCGGACCGTCCAGCACGGCTGCTGCCGTTGCGTGGGCATCTAAGTACGCGGTTGACCCGACGGCTGGAGACGGCATCAAGGCGAAAGCCGCTGCCACCGGCTTCGTAGAGAAAGAGGGCGTGTCGGACAACGGCTCATCTCTCGGAGACTTGATCAAGACGGCAAAGCAGATGGGCGCAAAGGCGCGCTACGCCAAGTCGTGGGATGACGTCGTGATTTCCGCGCACCGTGGCGCTGGTCTAATCGTGTGGGTCCAACAGGGTCCAGCCGCCTATCCCGCTGGAGTAGAGATCAGCGAGTGGCATAAGCGCTGGGAGGCATACTGGACAAAGAAAGATCGCAAGCACATTGCGCTCGGCTACGGCCATATGACCGCAGCCGCGTGGGATGCCGTTGACGGCTGGCAGTGGGCGTGTCCCACACGGTCAGGCAAGGGCAAAGAGAAGTTCGGGGTCGTCGTGACCGAAGAGCAGCTCAAGCAGATTGCTGCGAGCAAAAAGAAGCAGACGGGCGGCGCAGCGTTCAAGCACGTCGTCATCGTTGAGTGGAAGTAAGGAGTCAGAATGTATAGCGACATCAAGGCAGGCATCCGCTGGATCATTGACAACACAGGCGTAGACGAGGCGCTGATTGAGTTCTTCCGAACCTTCATCACCGTGTCTATCTCGGTCGCACTCGGCTTGGGCATCCCGCTCCTCGACATTTCTGGCGGTGACTTCCGCACAGTGCTGTCCGCAGGGCTGGCCTCAGGGCTGCAGGTGCTGATCAAGTTCCTTGACCCAAAGAACACTTCGTTCGGCATCAAGGAGAAGTCGGCTGAAGACAAGGCTCTTGCGGAAAAGCAATACGACATCTAGTCTCGGCTCAGACGGCGTGTAGCCACGCCGCAAGAGGAGGTTAGATGGACGCTCTAGACGAGTTCAGGGAGTTGCAGAATGTGGTCAAAGGACCACGTTGCGGCTACCAGTTGCTTGAGATCAGTGATGCTGATCGTGAGTCGCTGGACAAGGCATTGGCGGCTGCTGAGATCACCTCAAAAGCGATCCAGCGTTGGTGCGAGTTGCGTGAGCAGAAATGGACTCACTACAACATCGCACGTCACAGGAGAGGAGACTGCAAATGTCGGAAGATCTGATCGAGTTCCAGCGCGAGGACGAACTGAACGAACTGAAGTCGGCGCACAGGCGTGCGTTGCGCGCACTCGCCAAGAAGGAGCAGCAGACCGAAGAACTTGTGGAGGCGGTCTACCGCGCGGCAAAGGATGCGGCGGTCGGGATGAAGATTCCAGCCGTGCCAGCACCGAAGCCAGACAAGCGCAAGGGCAAGCGCGAGGTTGCCGTCGTGCAACTGAGCGACTGGCAACTTGGCAAGAAGAGCGTGGACTACGACATTGACACGGCAGCCAAGCGGCTGCAGCTACTCGCCGAGAAGGTGAAGCGCGTCGTAGAGATTCAGCGCAAAGATCACCCTGTGGACACGGTGAAGATTCTGCTCACTGGCGACCTCGTGGAGTCAGACGGCAACATCTTCCCAGGACAAGCCTACGAAGTTGAGGCTGGCGGTCTGTACGTCCAAATCTTCCGCGGCGCGGAGATGCTGGCGCAGTTCGTCAGGGCGATGGCCGCACTCTTCCCGCAGGTGGAAGTCTATGGCGCAATCGGCAATCACGGACGCTTGGGACGCTACAGCGATCACTCGCCAGAGAGCAACAGCGACGCGATCCTTTACAACATTGCTCGCTCACTCGTGCAAAGCGAGAAGCGTGTGAGTTGGAAAGAGAGCCTCACCGTTGGCGGTCGGCACTGGTACGACACGCTTGACTTGCCAGGCGGCAAGATCGGGATGATCGTCCACGGCGATCAGTTCAGAGGTGGACTTGGGATGCCGTGGTACGGCGTTGCGAAGAAGGCGAGCGGCTGGCGCTTGAGCGTCGCGCCGTTTGACTACCTTTGGTTTGGCCACTGGCACCAGCCTGCGCGACTCGTCCTTGCCGACGGCAAGATCACGACGTGGTGCAGTCCATCGCTTGAATCGAGCAACCGCTTCGCTCAGGAGGTCGTCGGCGCGTCTGGCGAGCCAGGGCAGTGGCTAATGTTCTTTGACGGCGATGGAGAGGTCTCAGCCGAGTACCTAATCCGCTTGCGCTAGTGCCGTTCCTTGCAGGTCCGCCGGCACCGAGGCCGCAGGACATAGGAGCCTGCACGCCGTGCGGGGAGACTCGCAGGGTGTGGAGGTTTGCCGAACAGGAAGTCAGCCTCACGGTCGGCTATTCTGCAGTCCTGTCCTACGCTATCTGCCGAGCGTGCCTAGAGGTGGTTCTAGAGCTGCTCGATGAGGACGATGACGCCGCTGGCTATGCCAGCGACCTCCCAGACTGACCTCCTCCAGTCTGGGAGGCTACCCCTTGACAAGCCGTGACATCACGGTCTAGGATCGTGACAGCAGCGAGGAACCTGACCAAGTTGGCGGGGCTGCTGAGGAGATAAAGATGATTCGGACATTGCAGGAGATCGCAACGGTCGTCACCTTCATCGCAGCAATGGTGCTGCTCTTGGCACTGGGGTCAATGCGATGAGGCTCAACCGAAAGACGCAGCCACTGGTCTACAAGCGAGTGGCAATCCGCACGACGCTGCTGGATCAACAGCGGCGCAGCGATCAGCAACTTGACATTGCCATTGGCATCCTCGGAGCGACGCTTCTGGTGATGATCTTCGTGGTGCTTGGCTAATGCCAGTCTACGAATACCGCTGCGGCGACTGCGGGCATCGTGAGGAACACACGCACTCAATCCACAACGTCTACAACCCGCGCTGCGAGAAGTGCGGCCGCTGGATGCGGATGGTCTATTCGCCGGCGGCGGTGGTTTACAAGGGCGAAGGGTTCGCCAAGAAGGACAGAGCAAAGAAGGAGGGCAAGTGAAGCACGCTTCGTTCTTCAGCGGAGTCGGCGGCCTTGATCTCGGCTTTGAGCGCGCTGGCATTCACACGGTGAGCGTCAGCGAGATTGACCCATACGCCTGCACGGTGCTGGCAGAGCGATTCCCAGACGCTCCGAATCTGGGAAGCATTACGGAGGTGGACGCTAATGACATCCCAGAGGCAGACATCTGGTCAGGAGGATTCCCTTGCCAAGACCTTAGCGTCGCAGGGAAGCGCGCAGGATTCGCAGGCAAGCGTTCCAGCCTTGCCTTCACCTTCCTTGACCTTGTTGAGCAACGCCGACCTCGGTGGCTCGTGCTGGAAAATGTCCCTGGACTCTTCAGTTCCAACAAGGGGGCTGACTTCGGACGGCTTCTCAATGAAATGGAGCAACTCGGGTATGGCGTATCGTGGCGAACTTTGGACGCTCGATACTTCGGAGTCGCCCAGCGACGCCGTAGAGTGTTCATTGTCGCAAGTCTTGAATCCGACCGCGCCGGCGAGGTTCTCCTTGAGTGCGAAGGCTGCGAGCGGCATCCTTCGCCGCGCACGCAGAAGGGACAAGGAGTTGCCAGCGGCGCTGGTCATAGCACTGGAGGCAATCGGGACGGAGAACCCGCAGGGAGAGATTCGTCGCCTGACTCCGACAGAATGCGAGCGCTTGATGGGATGGCCAGACGGCTGGACAATCAGCCAATCCTATCGTTCCCGTCGCGCTTCGGCAGCAACGCCAATGTGACGGAGGGTCAGGCGCAGTCAATGGCACACAGCGCAGGAGCGCCGGCAGTGCTTCTTGACAGTCAACGTGGCACGCAAGACGAGGATGCTCTGCTCCCAGTCGGTCTGGACTCACACCGCTACCGCTGCTGCGGCAACGGTGTGGTCGCTCCAGTCGCTGAGTGGGTTGGCAGGAGAATCGTAGAAGTAGACCGCCGATGGCGGGAGGAGGGCAAGTGAGCAAGCAATACGAGTTCGTCAAGGCGGAGCAGCGCAGTCCTGAGTGGTTCGCACTTCGGGCTGACGGCATCACGGCGACCGACGTCTCGGTCATCGCAGGGCTGAACCCCTATAAAACTCCCTTTCAGCTTTGGGCGGAGAAGCTAGGGAAGTATCAGCCTGACCCAGTCGGACCAGCAGCGGTGCGCGGCATCCTGCTGGAGAACGCAGTGGCAGAGTTCTACGAGATGGAGACTGGCCGCGAGTTGCGCCGCAGCAACGGCATCGTCCGACTCAAGGAACTCCCCTGGGTGATTGCGTCACTCGACCGAACCATCGTCGGCGAGGACGGCTTGGTGGAAATCAAGACCAGCACCTCACCGCGCTGGAGCCTGCACCCAGTGCCGCCAGAGGTGGTGGCGCAGGTGCAGTGGCAGATGTTCGTCACCGGCGCACCGTGGTGCGACGTGGCAGTCCTGCTCGGTGGTTTGGTCTTCCGCATCGAGCGGGTGGCTGCGAGCATTGACTACCAGACGGAGTTGTACCGCAAGGCGGTGGAGTTCAGGAACGCGCTTGCAACGCAGACGCCGCCAGCCTTGCAGGGTCAGGACTCTGACGCGCTGGCGCAGGTGATGCCGCAGGCAAGCGAAGAGTACGCAAACGCAACCGACGGCATTGACCGCGTGGCGGCGTTGTATTCGGAAAAGCAGTATGAATCCAAGTTGCTGGACGAGGAGCTGCAGAACCTTGCCATCTCGCTGAAGGAAGCGATTGGCGAGAAGGCAGGCATCGTTGGCAACGGATGGCAGGCAACGTGGAAGCAGAACAAGGCGTCGGTCAAGACCGACTGGAAGGAGGTCGCAACGAAAGTGGACCCGAAGATCATTGAAGCCGCGACGCGGGAAGTTCCAGGCGCGCGAGTCTTCAAGTTCAGGACAGAGGAGGGTGCGTGAGCCAACCTGGACTGTTCGCGGCAGAAGAGCGCCCAACGCCAACTTCTCCGCGAGAGTTCTCAGTTCGCTCAATCGGCGCACCTGATGCGTGCAGCCTAAATGCAATGTGGCACTCAAGGTTCCCAGCAATCGACTGGAGCAATGTGGTCCGCAATCGCTTCTATGCCTGCTACGTCTTGGAACGCGATGGAGTCGCGTATGGGGTCGCCATCTGGTCGTCGCCAATCGCAGCGAACAGGCTCAAAGATGGACAGCGGCTACTTGAACTACGCAGACTGGCACTCTCGCCAGAGTGTCCAAAAAACACGGCGACTTGGATGCTGGCGCGGATGCAAGAGGACATCACGTCAAGGTTCCCTGAGGTCATCCGGCTCATCTCGTACCAGGACACAGAAGTGCATCTCGGCACCATCTACAAGGCAGCCAACTGGCGAATCGCAAACATTCAGCAAGAGGAGGTGAAATGGGACGGACCTAGAAAGCGCAACAAGGAGCAATCCACCGCTCCAAAAGCACGGTGGGAAATGGAACTGAAGAGGAGGAGCAAATGAGCAAGGACATCGCAGCGGCGCTCTTGGCGCCATTCGAGGAGAAGGACCTGAAGCATCGCCCAGGGCGAGCAGGGATGACGTTCACCTACGCCGACGCGCGAGCAGTCGCGCAGCGGCTGGATGACGTCCTCGGCATTGAGTGCTGGCAGTTCGAGGTGAAGGTCGCAGACGGCGCACGCAACGTCGTTCACGGCTCGCTCGCAGTGGTCATCGGTGGGAAGACAACCATCCGACAGGACTTCGGCTATCCGAACTCTGCACAGGATGATGAGCCGCTGAAGTCAGCGGCCAGTGATGCGCTCCGCAGGTGCGCCGCGCAGCTAGGAGTGGGCAGGAGCCTCTATTCACCAGAGAAGGGTGTCCAAGTACCACTTGCGAGGGTTCCGCGCCTCTCCGTGGCTCCTACACCCCTCTCCGTTGATTCTACGAGGGGGTCTGACCCTGCGACGGATGACGCAATCCTCGCAGCAAAGGCTGCAATGCTCTTTGCCGAGAACGTCGGCGACGAGACGTGCAGCCACGGCGAACTGTGGACGCTGAAGCCAGGCGGCGTGAGCAAGGCCAGCGGCAAGCCGTACAACGCATTCTGGGCGGCGAGCCACAAGACCCCAGACGGCTCGTACTGCAAGGACAAGCCGAGCCAGAAGTTCATCGCGTCGCAGGCGCCTGCACCGGCGAAGCCGAAGCTCGTGCCAGAAGACACTCAGAACCTAGAAGACTTGCCGTTCTAAGCGGCAGAGAAGGAGGAGGACTGAAATGAACCTTTGGATCAAGTGGTCAGCAGGAGCGCACAAGGACGCGATCATCGCCAGTCTCACCGACACGCAGTTCCGTGCGTTCGTCACGATTCTGGAGATCGCAAAGGAGATGCGGAAGGGCGGCGAGTTCCGTGATCGGCAACACCTTGCCGCAGTCATCGGGCCGCGACTCAATCGGGCAGTGCCTCGACTCATTGCCGAGGGGCTGTTAGAGGTGTCTCAGAGTGGTGTCGTGGCTGTCTCGAACTGGTCTCGATGGCAAGTGGACGCGACGTCGGCTCAACGTCAGCAACGCGCTCGTGCGGGAAAAGTGGCTGAGTCACGGTTTGGTCACGCGCTAGAGAAGAGTAGAGAAGAGAAGAGTAGAGAAGAGAAGACTCTTACTAACGGCGTGATGAGTATTGGCGAGATTATTGCGAAGGGAGGACGACGATGACGGAGCAGAAACTGCTAGAGCATCTGAAGGCAACGAGTGTGCCAAACCTTGAGCGGATGGAATACGGCTTCAGCCACTGGGACTGCACTTCGTGGTACCAAGTCGGCTTGGGCAGAGTGGACTTCATTCTTGAACTGAAGTGCCGAGACACGCACTACCCAGAGCTGCTCATTGAGCAGGCGAAGTACGACTGGCTCATTGAGGAGGCTGGGAAGCGGTCAGCGCGTCCGGCGTACATCAACAGCACCCCTGAGGGTATCTACGCCTGGGACCTGTATCGAGTGCGGGAGCCGCACTGGGAGCCGCGCCTAATGCCAGCCACGACAGAGTTTGAGAACACGGAGCGGATCGTCAAGGTGGTCGGCTTCTTGCCTGTCGCCGATGCGATCCGACTGACGTGAGGTCGCTGGCGATCCTCGGGCCGCAGGGAAGCGGCAAGTCCACCATCGCGTCGCTCTTCGTGGAGCATCGTGAGTACCGTCGGCACGGCATCGCGGACGCCATCAAGCACATTGCGGCGATGGCGTATAACGACCTCGGCAAGAGCGAGGTCCTGACCGTGAGCCGCAACTTCGGCAACAGCACTCTGACCGGCAGAGAACTACTGCAGGACATTGGTGCGGCAATGCGGGGCGTGGACACGCACTTCTGGCTGAGGGTCTGGCGCAAGGACTACTTTGAGCTGAAGCGGATCGGCTTTGGCGTGGTGGTGGATGACGTGCGGCTGGATGCCGAGGTGCAGTACCTGCGAGCCATTGACCCAGACATCTTCATCGTTCGGCTGACAGCCTCGGAGGAGGTTAGGCGCGAGAGGGTGGGCGGCAACCTGTACGGAGCCGCTGACATCACGGAAAGGGGCTGGACAGACAGCAGGGCAGACCTTACGGTGGACACGACAAGCCTGTCGCCTGAAGACGCCTACCGCGTCATCACCGACAAGATGGAGGAGTGATGAAGTTCGCCTATGCCGACCCTCCGTACTTCAAGCAGGGCAAGAAGTTGTACGGCAAGCATCACGACGAGGCCGCAGTCTGGGACGACAAGCAGGCGCACGTTGAACTGATTGAACGGTTGCTTGCCGAGTATCCAGACGGCTGGGTCCTGTCGTGCAACCCAAAGGACCTTCGGTGGCTTCTTCCGCATTGTCCAGAAGATGCGCGCGTCTGTGCCTGGGTCAAGACCTTCCACCAGATTCGTCCAACTACCGTGCAGTACGCCTGGGAGCCGGTCATCTTGGTTGGCGGCAGGAAGGACAACAAGCGCACCCCGATGGTGCGAGACTGGTATCTCGGAGTGCCGACAAGGATGAAGGGCTTGCCAGGTGCAAAGTCAGACCAGTTCAACGACTGGGTGCTTGACTTGCTGAACTACAAGGACGGCGATACCCTTGACGACATCTTCCCTGGGACGAAGGGTATGGATAGAGCCTCGGCTCGTATGGGCTTGTGGCGTTAGGAGGTCTAATGTTCAAGGAGTTGGAGATTCTTGCAGCACAGGCTGGCTACCGATTCGCCGAGGCCGTGAAGGACGGCGACAAGTGGCACGTGATCCTTGACGATGAGGACGGCGAGATCACCTTCACTGGCGCAACCGTCCAAGAGGCGGTCGAGCGGGCGACGGAGCAACTCGTTCGCAGCTTGAGCAACATCGGTCACTGACGTGTGGGATAGCGTTGGTCTCGTGATTGCAGGGCTGCAACTTTTCTTCGCGTTGATCGTCGGGCTATCGCTGCCAGTGGCGGCTAGACGTGGCGGTGCGGCAGCGGGTACCATCTTCCTGATCTTGGCGTTCGCCACGGTCATCTGGATTGTAAGGAGCGTGCTATGGCAGCAGTAAAGGCGCAGCGAGGCGGACCTCGCAAGGAGCCTGTGTTCGCAGCAACGAACTGCGGCGCGTGCAGCGGCGACCTGAACACGCTGAAGGAGTCGTGGCGCGTGAAGGTGATCACCTTCGTCGCCAACAAGCGCAACACCCGCTTCGCCTGGTATCACCGAGCTTGCGTGAAATGACCCGCATCGAGCGCGCCGCGCCATTCCTTGACGACAAGGTGATTGCGGTGCAAGACGGCACCGATGCGTGGTGCGAGGAGCCTGGCTTCTCTGGCCGCGTTTGGTGCAACCTCTCAATGCGATACGCCGACGCCATCGCGCCTGACGGCTGGTTCTTCCTGTACGAAGGGATCGGCAACCGCAAGACCAACGCCGACCTGATCAAGCACGGCGTGATGGAGATTCAAGTCGCACGCTTCACGCTGAGCGACGGTGGCTCTGCAGTTTTGGCGAGACTCGTCTAGTGGGCTACTTCAAGGACGAAGCCACCAAGAAGATGATTGACCCAGCCAAGAGCCGCAAGGGGAAGAACAGCCGCGCGCGTGGCAATGCGTTTGAGCGCGAGGTTGCCAAGCGCCTCCTCGGTCAGCGCGTCGGGCAGTTCGGCGGCAAGCAAGACGTTGCGAACGACTGGCTCGCCGTGCAGTGCAAGGTGGGCGGCAGCTTCAGCGAGCGCCAGTGGGATTGGTTGCAGACCGTGCCGGTGAAGAGCGACCAGTTGCGTGGATTGGTGATCGGTGACAGTCCTGGCGTTGGCGGCGGTCGTCGTCGTGCCGTGATCATTCTTGACCTTGACGACTTCTGCGATTGGTTCGTAGCAGCGGAGCCGAGCGACTGATCGCGCTCCTGATGGCGATTGTGATCGCCGTCCACCCAAGCGTTCCGAATCGCACTGAGAGCGGAGTGCCAGTGCAAGGCGTCGCCTCTTGGTACAACGCCACCTATCATCCGAAGGGCAGCCAGACGACGTGGTACACGCGCGCCGGCTACAAGTTCTATGCAGCCGTCGGGTCGTTCCGATGGAAGGACGATGAGTATTCGCTGAAGGTCTGCCGCGCCGATGAGCCAACTCGCTGCGTCATCGTCGCCGTCGTTGATCACTGCGAGCGATGCAAGAAGGACCTCAAGAAGCCGTGGACTGCACGCAGCCGATCCATTGACCTATCGCCGTGGGCGTTCAGCGTCCTTCGTGGCTTGCATACTGGCGTCGTTCGCGTCATAATCGAGGAGATTCAGCCAGGCACATAGAGGGAGGACTATGACGACGACCGTTCGTTCTATTAGCGGCGCGTGGATGAAGGTCATTGCCAAGCACGCCTTCCCAGAGCGATCACCACGCGGGCGCATTGAGTCGTTGGCTACAACCCTGCAGATCAGCCGGCGCAGTTGCTACGCCTATGTCGCAGAGGAACGCCGCGTGCCAGAGGATGTCGAGCGCCGCTTCATTGCGCTTTTTGGCGAGCCTACGGAAGATGCGTGGCGCACCGTTGAGTTGCAGCGGCCACGAAAGCCAAAGAAGCGCAGGAAGATGGAGGAGACGCGCAGACTGCGCGGCATCACGAAAGAGATGGCAGCAGCAAAGCGCGAGGAGCTGAGCATCAACTTGCGAACCCTGAGCGGCAAGTTGTCCGAAGACGGGCTGGGACACGCGCTGGAGTGGGAGCAGAACCAACTGACGATCGGGCAGACAGCGATGCTTGAGGAATCACTGGACGAGCAGGAGGCTCGTGCCAAGTATCCGCACAACTTTGACACGCTGGCAATGAGTGAAGACTGGGTTGCGATCTGCAAATCCTGTGGGCTAATCGGCGCAGTGGACGACTCGGCACGCGAGGTCAATGGGCTGGTCTTCCGCGTGACCTGTAGAAGCGACTCTTATCGAGTCCAGTAGACTGACGGGCGAGCGGCCTGAGAGCCGCCCAACGCCTGCCAGTGGTGTCCTCCCACTGGCAGGCTTACACCCTGAGGACTGGAGGACGGATGGCAGCGAAGCAACAGCCGGACAAGTACGACGCGCTTGAGGCGTATGTCGCTGAGCTGCAAGCCGCAATGAACGTCACCTACTGGAAGATCACCGTGGCTCGTGATGCCTCAGACGTTGAGGCGTGGGCAGACATCAACCCGCACGCACAGGCTGAGACAGCCGAACTGCGCGTGAGCCACGACTTCTGGAAGCAGACGCCAGAACTCCAGCGCGAGGTGCTAACGCACGAGATGCTTCACGTCGTGACAGCCAGACTCGATCAGACCGTTGAGGCGATGGAGGAAGCGTTTGGCAAGATTGCGTGGGCTATCTATGACCCGCTCTACGAGGATGCAACCGAGCGCGTGGTGGATCACTTGGCAAAGGTGATCGCGCCTGGGCTACCTCTGCCTGAGTTCCCGAAGGCGTGACCTTCCAACGACCCTGCCTTGACTGCGGCATCCTTACGCCGAACGGCAACAGATGCGCGATGCACAAGCGCGCTGCAACCTACCGATGGCAGCAGGGGAAGCCAAACCCATACCTTGACCCTGCGTGGAAGAAGCTCAGCAGCCAGATACGGAGCAAGCGTCCGTGGTGTGAGGTGTGCGGCAAAACCACGAACCTAACCGTTGACCATCTTGACCCGCTCAGCAAAGGCGGTCCGCTCCTTGCACCTGAGCATCGCCTTCGGGTACTATGTAGACAGTGCCACGGTCGCTTGACTAGGCACAAATAGGAGGCGAGGACAATGAGCCGCATCGCTTGGTATTCCAACGCTTGCCACGTTCCGTCCGGCTATGGAATGCAGACGGCGCAGGTCGTTCATCAGATGGCGAAGGACAATCACGAGGTGGCGGTCGTCGCCAACCACGGCGCGCAGGTGATGATGCAGTGCGCGCACAACCATCCAATCCTTCCTGAAGGCTTGATGCGCTACTCCGTGGACGTAGCAGGCGAGAACATCAAGTCCTGGATTGGTGATCAGCCAGGCTTCGGCGTTGTGCTGTTTGATCTGTGGCCGCTCGCAGGCATTGACGCAATGAAGGAGTTGAACCTTGCGTGCTGGACACCAGTAGATCACCAGCCTCTCCCACCACTCGTCGCACGCTTCCTTGCGGAAGGTGGTCATCACGCCATTGCAATGAGCCGCTTCGGTGAACAAGAACTGCTGAAGGCTGGCGTGCCAAGAGAAGAAGTCACCTACATCCCACACGGCATTGACACCGCAGTGTTCAACGACAGAGGGAAGGGCGCGCGCGCCGCAATGGGCTTGCCTGAGGATTGCTTCCTTGTCGTGACGAATGCTGCGAACCGTGGTCGCATCCCGATCCGCAAGGCGTTTGGTGAGATGGCAGATGCAATGGCAACCTTTATGCGTGACCGACCTGACGTCTACTGGATGATCCACACCGAGCCACAAGGACTCAGCGAAGGGGTCAACCTCCCTCGCTTGATGCAGGCAACCGGCGTAGACAGCCAGCGTGTGCGATACCCGCATCCGATCCAGTTCCGCAACGGCATCCCGCAGGACGCGATCGCCTCGCTCTACTCAGCGGCTGACGTGCAGCTACTCACCTCGATGGGCGAAGGCTTTGGCATCCCTGCCGTGGAGAGCCAAGCGTGCGGCACTCCAGTCATCGTGTCTGACTTCAGCGCACAGCCTGAACTCGTGGGCGCGCACGGCAAGAAGGTTCCAGTGCAGCGCGTATGGGATGAGTTCC